GGACAACCCGTTTCTTCTGAAACAAAAAGACCAATTTTTACTTTGTCAAGTTGTTTCAATAATTCCAAACAAATAAAAATACCACATTTGTCATCACCACCAATTCCTGTTGGGTTACCATTTTCAGTATATGCCTTTAAACAATCAACCTCAGTTTTGTCAAAAGTTTTTCCAAATGTATTTGGTCGTACAAGTTTTTCTTCTTTGACAATAATCTTATCAATTTTTTGGTGAACTGTATCGGTGTGAGCAATGAACATTGGGTAAAACTCACCATCTGCAAGTTCACCCTTTGTTGCGTATATGTTCATCATATCATCTCTGTAATATGTAACACCTGCAATTGAATCCATTTCAGAACATAGGTATTCTACCATATCCTCTTCTTGGTATGTTTTTGACGGTACTGATAGTAATTCCTTAAATTTTTCTAAATTGGTCATCTTTTCTTTTTTACAAAGATAGTATTTTTATTAACAATAAGAAAAAATTAAGATTTATTTTTTCTTTTTGACGGTTTTTTTACTTTAACATCTGTAATTTTTTCTTTTTCGTTATACGAAAGAATAAACTTAGAACCTTTTTCTGGATTATCCAATAATATTTTCTCAGTAATCGCATCATCAACCCACTTTTGAACTGTACGTTTTAATATGCGGGCCCCAAATCTCGTATCAGTACCAATGGAAATTAAATGTTTTTTAAGTGAATCGTCAACCTCAACTTCAAATTCAATATTTCCAACTCTTTCAAAAACTTTACTAAGTTCAATATCAACAATCTTTAATAAATCATCTTCATCTAAATCTTTAAAATATATTATCTCATCAAATCGGTTGATAAATTCAGGAACAAATTTTTTGAATAATTCTTTTTCTAATACAGATTTAATTTCCTCTTCTTTATGTTCAACTTTTGTACTTGTTGAAAACCCTACACCTGTACCAAATTGTTGTACCACACGAGTACCAACATTTGATGTCATCAAAATAATACAGTTTTTAAAGTTAATTTTTCTTCCGTGACCGTCAGTTAAAAATCCTTCATCTAACATTTGTAAAAATACGTTAAAAATTTCAGGGTGAGCCTTTTCAATCTCATCTAAAAGAATAACTGAATATGGTTTGTTTTTAATCTTATTTAAAAATGGTGAACCATCCTCATATCCAACATAACCTGGAGATGTACCTGTTAGTTTTGATGTTGCAACTTTATCAGAAAATTCACTCATATCTAATCTAATAAGTGCGTCCTCACTATTAAACATATGTTTTGCAAGTTGTTTTGCAAGTTCCGTTTTACCTACACCTGAATTACCAATTAGTAGTCCACTAAAAATTGGTTTTTTAGGGTCATTAAGTCCTACTCTATTTCTTTGTATTGCTCTTGCAATTTTTGAAACCGCATCATCTTGACCAATAACTTTTGTACATAAAGTTTCTTTTAATGTTCGTAATTGTTCTGTCTCGTCCGTATTAATTTTGCTAATTGGAATTTTTGTCATTAATGATACAACGTCGTAAACAATCTCTTCTGTAACCTCTCTTTTATTAAGATTTCTATTCTTTTCAAAGTCTTCCTTTTCTTTTTGAAGGTCAGATAAAATTTTTCTTTCTTTGTCTCTTAGATTTGCGGCCTCTTCATATCTTTGACTATTAATAACTCTAATCTTTTCTTTTTTAATTTCTTCTGCTTGACGTTTCAAGTCTTCAATAACTTCAGGAAGTTTAATTTCAACTTGAGATCTTGCGCCAACCTCATCAATAATATCAAAAGCCTTATCGGGAAATTCTCTATCTGTAATATATCTATCTGCCAGTTCAACACATAGATTTAATATTTCATCTGTGTATTTTACTTTGTGGTGGTCTTCATATCGGTCTTTTGAGTTTTGAAGAATTTGTAACGTTTCATCTTTTGTTGATGGGTCAACCATAACTTTTTGGAATCTTCTTTCAAGAGCACCATCCTTTTCAATATTTTTTCTATATTCTTCTAATGTTGTTGCACCGATACATTGTAGCTCACCACGAGAAAGTGCTGGTTTAAATATGTTTGATGCGTCCATTGAACCTGAAGAGTTTCCTGCTCCAATCATTGTATGAATTTCATCAATAAAAATAATAATATCAGGGTTCGCATACAACTCCTCAATAATGACTTTCATTCTTTCTTCAAATTGTCCACGGTACTTTGTTCCCGCAACAATTGATGTCATGTCTAAAGACACAATTCTTTTTCCTGATAGGTTTTGTGGACATTCTCCCTCAAAAATCTTTTTTGCAAGTCCTTCAACAATTGCGGTTTTACCACATCCAGGTTCTCCCAAAATAATTGGGTTATTCTTTTTTCTTCTTGATAAGACTTGAGCAATTCTATTTATTTCATTTTCTCTTCCAATTACAGGGTCAAGTTTTCCTTCTTCTGCTAATTTTATTAAGTCTCTTGAAAAGTTATCCAATACTGGAGTTTTTGTTGACCCTTCGTTTGTGGATTTATTTTTTGATTTGTCGTTTCCGTCTGCTGATTCAATCATCATAAAAAATTTTATGTTTTTATTTTTCTTAATTGTAATCGTTTTTGATAAAATAATCAATCATATTAATGTGAAAGTGATTTTTTTTAATTTGTCATATATTTATAGAATGTAATACAAATTTTTATTTTGTATTAAATTAAAAAAAATGAATAAACCTTGTGTTTTTTTAAATTAACGCATATTTATAAATAAAAATTAAAACTATGAAAAAAATTATTAGATTAACAGAATCAGATTTAGCTCGTATTGTTAAAAGAGTAATAAGAGAGCAAGAAGAAACTACAGCAATGTCACCTGAAAGTTATTGGAAAGTACCTGCAGGAAAATATAATTTGACCGCTAGAGTTGGAGGTAAAGATGTTATGTGGACAGTTACCCCTAAAAAGACAAACATGAAAAACGATAAAGGACAAATGGTTCCTGTACCGGGCAAATTAAGTATAACTATAGCATCAAAAGAAATTCCAAACACATACGCAAGAGTAACTGTGGATTGTAGTGCTAAAACAGTTGCTTACGACTTTGCTGTTGTTGAAGGTAACTATTCAAATGTTTCTGTAGTTGCGAATGGTAGAGAATTTAAGGGTGATGATGTTAGTAATGCATTTGCACAACTTTTTAAATCTAGATCATGGAATTACACAGGAGCAATTAAAGAGATGGGTGATAAATATTGTTCAGCGGTTTAATAAATAATTTATATAATAATAAAAAAAAGGACCATAAGGTCCTTTTTTTTATTTCATTGTAACAAACCCATTAAATGTATTTGTTTTAGTACTAAGAAAGTACAAGATGAATTTTGGGTGAGAATTATCGTTAATGTTAGTGTTAATAACCACATTACTAATAATATCATTACCTGTTAGATTCTCTTCATCATTGATTGTCATATGAATCAAACTACCCTCTTTTTTGTATGATAGGATTGACGTTGATTTAGACAAGGTACCGTCAAAATAACGAGACATTGTTTTTTTAGTTAAATCAATCACGTATTTATTAGTCCCTCCAGAGTGGTCAAAAGTGCGTACATAATTTGTAGAATCAATTACCTCATCATATTTACCAAGAGAACCACTATTAAATCCAACATACTCATCAAATTCAACTTCAATTACTTGTGAAAAAGACACAAAAGAAGATACCAACATTACCAAAGACAAAATCAAATTTTTCATACTTTCTATTTTTTTTAAGGATTTATATATAATACAAATTTAAGTTATTTATTTTAATCTACCAAACAATTCTTAAAATATTTTTTATTTTTTTTGTTGTTTCATTTATAGAACAAATATAATGCATTTATTTTAATCTGCAAAATATTTATTAAAATGGCGTGGAAAAATTTTATAGATGAATTAAATCTTACAGAAAAGTTAGAAGAAATATATTTTAGAATAAGATTAGTATTACAAAGAGAAGGTTGGTCAGATGCTGATTTAGAAAGACCTCCATACTATCCCCAAGATTTAATGACTTTATTTCATAAATTTCAAAATGAAAGAGATAAAATACTTAAAACAATATCGGAATATGGGTTTGGTGTTGACAACGATGATTTACTAAATTACATTCAAATTAAGTTAAAAAAAATAGACGACATAACACCATTAAAAAATTAATTATGGCTATTAAAAGTACTGAAATAATAGGAACAAGAATAATTTGTGAGATTGAGTCAAGTAATTTGGTAAAGACAGAATATGATACCGAAACTAAAAAAATGATTGCTGAATTTAAAAATGGGTCATCTTATGAATACGATGACGTTCCCCACCCAACCTACGCAAGGTTTAGACTATCCGAATCGCAAGGAAAATATTTTAACACAGAGATATCAAAAAAATTCAAATATAAAAAAGTAGAAAAATAAAATTTTCTAACTATTTATGTCTATGACAAGTGATAAAAAAATAATTAATAGTTTTTATTTGCAGGACGAATTAAATCCAAACGTATGGACATCTCCCGATAATCCAAAAATTTCAAAATTAAAACCTGAGATAAGAGAACGATTATTAAAAATTGCTGAAATATTTGTAGATTCTTTAGATATAGAAATTTTTGTTCACGATATAATTTTAATTGGATCATTAACAGGATATAATTGGTCCGAGTTTTCCGATTTTGACCTTCACATTTTATATGATTATGATGATGCAGGAGACAAAAAAGAATTATATAAAGAATTGTTTAGACTTAAAAAAACAATATTTAATGCTGCTCACGATATTATAATAAAAGGATTTGACGTTGAGGTTTTTATTCAGGACCTCAATGAGGAAGAGAAAAGTATTGCGTCATATTCTGTTTTAAATGATGAGTGGATTAGAGAACCAAAAAAAGATGAGTTTGAAATTGACACAAAAGCAATAAAAGAAAAGGCTGAACAATGGATGGACATTATTGATGGTGTTTTAGAAAATGCTGAAGATGAGGACCTTGAAAATGCAATAAAACTTGTTAAGAAGTACCGAGAAAAACTTAGAAAGTACAGAACTTGCGGTCTTGAAAAAGAAGGAGAGTTTTCCTATGAAAATTTGGTATTTAAATTTCTAAGAAGAAACGGGTATATCACCAAATTAGAGAATTTTAAAAACAAAATTACGGATAAAAAATTGTCTTTAGAGAATCAAAATTTAGAATAATTAGTAAAATACTAAATAACGATATATTTATATATAAAAATTATTATGCCAACAACAGCTTGTACATCGTATTATACTACAGTAGTTACTGGTTACGTTCCTGGAACGGGCACCACAACAGGAAGTATTGTAACATTTAATACCCCTAAACCTGAATGGACAGACAGTAATGGTCAAAAGGCATTACAATGTAATGGTGTTGCTCTTGGCGGATTTAATGGACTAAACAATTAAAATAAAAATAAAATGGCAGATTTAAGACCTCTTGGTAGTGAAAAATTACAAGGAATGGATAAAATAAATAGAATCCTTGAGATTGCTAGATATAACGAAACACCTAAACAAGAAATAAATGAGTTGGCAACAACAAATTACACAATAAAGTTAGCTGACGGTAATACTTATGGTATCGTTAAGGAGAAGTTAGGTTACATTATTAAAAAGGGATTGAATGAATCTACATTAGATTATTCTGATTCTATTAGACATAGAAAGTATTTTAGATCATATTCTGAAGCAATGAAGAAATTAAATCTTATGGTTTCAGAAATTAATAGAGTTACGGGTCACGACGAAGAAATTCCACTTATTGGTGAACAAAAATTTGTTCTCAAAACTAAAAAAAAAAGTATAGCTGAACCAACTCCAGCACCGACAACACCACCTCCACCTGCTGAACCGATGTCTTCACCGACACCTCCACCTGCGGATGATATGGGAATGGATACACCACCACCTGCAGACGATATGGGGATGAGTCCTGACACAACAACACGACCTGCAGACGATATGGGGATGAATACACCACCTCCACCATCAGACGATATGGGTGATGATATGGGAATGGGCGAACCTTCTGACGATATGGGTGATGATATGGGAATGAATAATGGTGATGAAGGTGAAGAACCATCAGCACTTAAATCAATACAAAGACTAACAGGAAAATTAGGTCAAAAAATAAGAGCTTTTGATAAAGAAAAAGGGTTAGATTCACAAGACATTAAATACGTATTAAATTCAATTATTTCTGCGTTAGATATTACAAATTTAGATGAGGACGATAAAGAGGACGTACTTTCTAAATTTGATGAAGAAGATGAGTATGACATGGAGGGTCCTGGTGACCTTGATATTTCAGATGAAGATAGTTTTGGTATGGGTTCTGAAGAACCATCAGATTTAGGTGTAACTGAACCTGAACCAAAAGAAGGGTACCACACGATGATGGACTCAATATTTGCCGAATCATCAGTTGAAAAAGTATTATCAAAATATTTTGATATCAAACCAAACGAAAAACCAATACTTGAAGAAAAGAAAAAAAGAGATTTTTTAAATAGTAAATTAAAGTCCATTGAAATGAAAAATGAAATGGAAGGTATGTGTGAATCTCAGAGACAACTTATAAGTGCTAATAAATTATTGAAGGAAAATCCAAATGCTAAATTCATTGGAAAAACTAATAAAGAAAATTTAGTGTTTATGGTTAACGGTAAACAAGTTAAAGTTACAGAAAGAGGACGAATTTTATGATTTTAGTATATGTAAACGAATTAGGACCAAACTATAAAGGTGATAATATATATGAGTTTATATTTTCAGATTTAGATGATGTTTGGGGTGAAGAATGGGATGCGGAACCCGCAGCCGGAAAACCATTACCTCCTGATGTTAATTACATAAAAAAAGTTGGGGTATTAAAAAATTCTGAAATAGAACTTAATCTAATACAAAATTCTGATTTTTTTGGTGTTTATGACGCAATTGATGGTGTGATATCATTGGGTTGGGAGAAGTCTGATAGCGATGATATATTAATACACAAAAGAAAAAGGTTAGTGTTTCAATACGGAGATAGTGTTGAATCGGTAGAAAATAAATTATACGAAAGAGATATCGTATTAAAATGGGAAAAAAATTTAGTTAGTGATGAAACATATGAATCCTAAATTAGTGAAACTTCTTTATGAAGGGTTTTCTATGAGTACATTAGAAAATTTAAATACTCAACAAATTAATTCTTTATACCAAAGAATAGGCGAACAAACTTCGGGAACTTTAAACATCCCTAATACAGATAACACAGCTATTACAAAGGCAAAATCAGAAAAAAAGTCATTTGTAACTTACGAAGAGGAAATTGGTGAGGAGGAAGTAAGTGAAAAGTCAGTTTCTAAAAAACAGAGAGGGTTAATGGGTGCGGCATATGCAGTAGAGAAAGGGGATAAAAAACTAAAGGACATTCCTAAATCATACAGAAATAAAGTAAAAGACGTTGTTGACTCAATGTCCAAAAAACAAGTAAAAGACTTCGCAACAACTAAAGATTCTGAATTAGATGAGATTGAAAGATTAGAAGAAAATATTTTAAGAATATTAGAGAACCATTTACCACCTCACACAACAAAGGGTGAATTAGTAAATATGGTTAATAAAAGAAAAAAATAATGAATGTCTTTATCAAAAGAACAAATATTATTAGAATATGCAAGATGCGTAAATGATACGCCATACGCATTAAAAACGTATTTACAAACATACGATAATACCCAATCACAATACGTACCGTTAGAATTATTTAATGACCAAGTAACACTTGTCAATGACTATGATACTTGTGAAGAAAATATTGCATTAAAATATCGTCAAGCTGGGGTATCAACTGTAACGTCTGCTTGGGCGTCCAAAAGGTTAATTTTTGCAAATAAAAAGAAACCTGAAAAAATCCTAATTATTGCAAACAAAATGGATACTGCTGTTGAGATGGCAAACAAAGTTCGTGCGTTTGTTGACCAATGGCCAAAATGGATAGGTGTTGGGTTTTCTGTTGAGAAGAATTCACAGAGACATTTTAAACTAACAAATGGGTGTGAGGTAAAGGCGGTTGCAACATCAAAGGATGCGTTACGTGGATATACCCCAACCATATTAATTTTTGATGAGGCAGCATACATCAATGCCGACGAGGACTTCTGGTCTGCATGTATGGCATCACTATCTACGGGTGGTAAAGTTATTGTTATATCAACACCAAACGGATTTGACCCAATTTATTACTCAATTTATACTCAGGCAGTAAAAGGGATGAATGACTTTAAAATCACAGAAATGTATTGGTTTCGTGACCCAAGATATTCAAAAGATTTAAAATTAATTAAATGTGATGACATTGTTCATTATATGTTAAACCGTGCCGATTATAAAGATGAGGAAATAACTCTTGATTATACCAATATTAAAGTTAGTAACAGAGATTTTCAAGAAATAAAAGATAGGATTGAAAATGGTGGATATAAGGCATATAGTTCTTGGTTTGAAGCTATGGCTAAAAAACTAAAATTTGATAAAAGAAAAATATCACAAGAGTTAGAGTGTAACTTTTTAGGTTCAGGAGATAACGTAATCCCTTCTGAAACTATGAAAAAAATAAAAGAAAAACACATCAAGGAACCTGAAAACAAATTTATGGGTGGGGCTCTTTGGCAGTGGAAAGAACCTGTTGCTGGTCATAGATACATTATGGGTGTTGACGTTTCAAGAGGAGATAGTGAAGATTTTACCACAATGTGTATTATAGACTTTGACACGAGAGAACAGGTATTGGAGTACTTAGGTAAAATTCCACCTGATATTGCTGCAGAAATTGCGTTTAAATGGGCAACAATGTATAATTCGTTTATTGTAATTGATATTACTGGAGGTATGGGTGTTTCTACATCAAGAAAACTACAGGAACTTGGATATAAAAATTTATATGTTGATGGCGTTAATCCTGCAGATAAATGGAAATGGGACCCAAAATTACAAGATAAAATTCCTGGAATTAATTTTAACTCAAAAAGAGTTTTAATTATACAGGCGTTTGAAGAGGCGTTACGATTTGATTTCGCATTAAGGTCACAGAGATTATTTAACGAACTCAACACCTTTGTTTATGTGAACGGTAGACCTGATCACCAAAAAGGACAACACGATGACTTAATAATGGCGATGGCTATGGCTCTTTATGTTGGCGAAACGTCATTTTCTCTATTAGAAAAATCAACTGAGCAGGCAAAAGCAATGATAGAGTCTTGGACAACTGAAACCAACGTATTTAGAGATTCTCACGCAAACTTCAACCCCGGTTTACCCGTGGACCCATACGGTTTAAATAACTACAGTAAAAATACTTTAACCAAAAGTGATTATGAAAACTATTTATGGTTGTTCGGAGGTAGAAGGGTTTAATTTAAAAAGTTCCGAACTATTTTTAAAATAAAAAATTATGGCACAAGAAAAATTTACAGTATGGCAAAGGTTAAGTAGGGCGTTTGGACCTAATTCAACTTTAGACCAACAGTCACCTGTGTTTAAGTTTGATAAAAAAGAACTTTTAAAAACAACAAGTAAACAAGAATATGAAACTGAGAAGTTGCAAGCTCAACAAACAATGTATTTGGGTAAGCAATGGCAAAAGGTTGAAAGTAATTTATATACTCAAGCGGTTTATTATGAACCAACAAGAATGGCGTCGTACTATGATTACGAATCTATGGAGTATACTCCTGAAATCTCAACTGCTCTTGACATATATGCCGAAGAGTCAACAACACCAGATAAAGATGGTGAAATTCTAAAAATCTATTCAGAATCAAAAAGAATTAAAACAGTTTTATATGACCTTTTTGTTAGTAGATTGGACATAAACACAAACTTACCTATGTGGACAAGAAACACTTGTAAGTTTGGAGATAACTTTGTGTACTTAAAATTAGACCCTGAAAAGGGAATAATGGGTGTAACCCAATTACCTAACATTCAAATTGAAAGATTAGAAAAGGGGATGAAATTTCATCCAGATAAATACTCCCAAGAAACTGAAAACGACGCATTAAAATTTATGTGGAAGGAGAAAAACATGGAGTTCAATACATGGGAGGTGGCCCATTTTAGAATTTTAGGTGATGATAGAAAACTCCCTTATGGAACGTCAATGTTAGAAAAGGCCCGTCGTATTTGGAAACAACTTTTATTATCTGAAGATGCTATGTTAATATATCGTGTTTCAAGAGCACCTGAAAGAAGAGTATTTAAGGTTTTTGTTGGTAATATGGATGATAAGGACGTTGACCCATACGTACAAAGAGTTGCAAATAAATTTAAAAGGGACCAAATTGTTGACAACAAAACTGGTAATGTTGATATGAGATATAATCAATTGGCTGTTGACCAAGATTTCTTTATTCCCGTTAGAGACGCAGCAGCAACAAACCCAATTGAAACTTTACCTGGTGGAACAAACTTGGCGGAAATTGCAGATATTGAGTACATCCAAAAGAAATTAGTTACGGCACTTAGAATCCCTAAGGCATATTTAGGATTTGAGGAGGCGTTAGGTGATGGTAAAAATTTATCGTTACTTGATATTAGATTCGCAAGAACCATTAATAAAATTCAAAAATCAATGATTGCTGAATTAAATAAAATTGCAATTATTCATTTATTTTTATTAGGGTTTGAGGACGAATTAACAAACTTTAGTTTAGGGTTACATAACCCATCAAAACAATCAGATTTACTTGGTGTTGAAGTATGGAAAGAAAAAATGTTACTTTATAAAGATGCGGTAACTCCAATTACGGATACTGTAGCACCTGTTTCTGCGTCTTGGGCTAAAAAACATATCTTAGGTTTCTCGGATGATGAAATTAGATTGGATTTACAACAACAACGTATTGAAAGGGCGGTATCTGCCGAACTTGCTAAAACACCTGAAGTAATTACTAAAACGGGTATTTTTGATACAATAGATAAGTTATATGGTAAATCTGATAGTGAAGTGGGAGCAACACCTGAAGGTGGAGAATCACCTGAAGGTGGAGGTATGCCTGAACCACCATCTGGTGGAGGTATGACTGAACCACCTTCACCACCTGCGGGAGGGGAAATAACCCCTGAAACATTTAATAGGGAAAATATGAATTTATTGATTGAAGAAACCCTTTTTAATGGGTCAACTCACTTTGATTTATCAAAGGGTCAAAACTCTTTAATAGAAATTGATGATAAACTTCGCAATTTATTAAATAAGTAACTATTTATTTATAAAAATGACTATGCACACTTTTGGAGTTTTAAAAACAAAATTAGAAGAAGCGTCTGTAAAACTATACGGAAAAAAAGAATTCAATAATTTTATGATTGGATTTAAAAAATACGTTTTAGAAAATAAAGACGTTTCTGAAATATATCACATATATGACGACCTATCAACAAGTAAAGGTTTAGATAAGGATATTTCTAACGACTACTTAAATGAGTCTTTAGAATATGCTCAAATTTTAATTGAAAATAACCTAACAAGATTAAGCAATATTAATACTTGGGTTAGTAGAATAGTAAAAGAATCTAAAAACAATTATAAAGATATTGATAATGTAATTTACAATAATACAATTTCAAATTTAGAGTCTATTCTTGAATCAAAAAGAAACATTAAAAACACAATTGTAAGTGAGTCTGTAATAAAAAGGGAAAATACTAAAACTATGAATATCCCTTTAAACAGTATCTACAATATTGCAAATAAAACTATTTCTAAACATTTAGAAAATGTTAATGAAAATGAAAAAAATGAATTAAAATCAATTTTATCTTTAACATCTAATGAAATAGAAAAAGAAATGGATGGATTAAAAGAAAATGTAATTTCAAAACTAAAACTAACCCTTAATGAGTCTACGGATGTTGATTATACAACAAAAGTCCAAAGTACAATCAATAAGGTTATGGAGTCAAAAAATGACCACTATAACCTTTATAAACTTAGAAATTTAAATGAAGGATTATGAAAAAATTTATGACCGCTCTTGGTAATCTATTTAAAGATAGTGATGGTAACTCATCATCTAAAAGATTTATAGGGATATTATGTGGAGTATCTCTTTGTGTTACATTATACGTAAACAGTTATTCTCACGGAGACATTAAACCGTCAGACACATTAGTAAATGCAGTGGCAATGTTAGCGTTTGGGTGTTTAGGATTAACGTCAACCGAAAAAATATTTGGTAAAAAAAATAAGAATCAAGACCCAGAATAGTCCTTCATTTTTTGGATGTGTTTTGCCTTATTAATTTGATTTCTTTTTTTAACTGATTTTTTTACATAAGTCTGTTTTTCTCTTAGAATATCTGTTTGTTTAGTTTTATAAACTTTAAACTTTAAACTTTTAAGGGAACTCTCTAACGTGTTTGAATTTTTAACTGGAATTATAATCATATTTCTTGTTTTTGGTATAAATATAAGGGTTTTTTTGTTTTTTGACAAATCATATTTAATTTCATACAATTAACTAAAACAATAAACGGTTAAGTTATGAAAAATGAAAAAAGGAAAAACGTCAAAATTAAATGTTTTTGATGATGCAAAATGTCACTATGGAACGGTAGATTCTAAAGACCTAAAATCAATATACATTGTATTACAAACTTGGGTAGAACCATTAAAAGATTACGATAATTGGGTTAGGATTACGGGAGAAATCAAGAGACAAATATTACATACACTATTAGAAGTTGTTGACCACACAACATTTGAAAAAAAACAAATTGTAGATTTAGATTTAAGAACAAGCGGTATACAAAAAAATAAAAAAAGTTTTTTAAATTTAGAAATAACTTTGTTTGTTAGTAGTAAAACTATAGATTTTAAATCTTTAATTCTGAGGGATCCT